CATTTACATATAATGAATAACATTGAATCAGAAGTAATAGATAGGGTGCTTCAGGTGTCATTTGAACTTGAATATTATGATACTCCAGATGAAGCAGCAGAAGTATTACCGTTAATGGAGGAGTTGAATTACGATGGCAGTTAGTTTTGAAATAGATGATAGCGAACTTGATGAATGGGTTGAGAAAATAGAATACTTTGAGGATCAATTCCCTAAAGAAGCAAGAAGGGTAATGGGTAGAGTCGGAACTAAAGCTAAAAATATAGTTAAAAAAGAAGCTAAAAGAAGAGTGAAGAAAAAGACAGGAAACTACCTAAAGTCTATCAAAAGAGGTAGAACGTTTAAGTCCAATATGGATGAATGGACAACAAGAGTCTACTCGGATAATACAGCACCGCATGCGCATTTAATAGAGTGGGGTCATAGGGTCGTAGTTAACGGAAAAGAAGTAGGATATGTAAAAGGAAAAAAAGTATTTGAAAGATCTAAAAAAGAAGTAGAAAGAAATTATAATCAAATGGTAGCAGAAGAATTAGATAAGGAACTTAAAAAAATATAATGAGGAGTTGAAAAAATGGGTCTACCACAAATAGATATAACATTTAGTACCTTAGCGGTATCAGCTATACAAAGGTCTCAAAGAGGAATAGTCGCTTTGATACTTCGAGATGATACTGAGGGTGATGTAGTAAACGAATTCAAATTATCAACAGATGTAGTAGCAGAAGAATGGACCGCAGATAGTCAAGACTATATTGCACAGGCCTTTAAAGGAATACCATCAAAGGTAATAGTAATAAGAGGTGCAACAACCGATGTGGATTATACCGACCAGCTTAGCTTGTTAGCAACAAAGCAGTTTAATTGGCTTGCAGTACCAGGTATAGAAGCAGTAGATACAGCGGACATAGCTACTTGGATAGGTACAATGAGAGCAAGTGGAAATATGTTTAAAGCTGTACTTCCGGATGAAGCAGCAGATAGTGAAGGTATAGTAAACTTTACAACAGGTGGAATAGTAGTCGGAGAAAATACTTACACAGCATCTGAATATACAGCTAGAATAGCAGGTATATTTGTAGGGTTAAGTTTAGATAGATCTGCAACATACTTTGTTCTTACAGAAATAGAAAATATTACAGAAACAGCTGATCCAGATACTGCGATTGACGGTGGAGAATTAATCTTGATTAAGCAGGACGGTAAAATCAAGATAGCAAGAGCTGTAAATAGTTTAGTAACTACTTCAGCTGAAAAATCAGCCATATTTAAGAAAATTAAGATAATCGAAGGCATGGATTTAGTTAAAACTGACATTCAAACCACTTTTAATGATGAGTATGTTGGAAAAATAAACAACAGCTATGATAACCAGGTATTATTTATTACAGCAGTTAGAGCTTATCTAAAAGGCTTGGAAGGTGATGTATTAGATCCTAACTTTGACAACACTGTAGGAGTTAATGTAGAAGCTCAAAGATTAGCTTGGGAAGGTATCGGAACAGATACTGAAGAATGGGATGAGCAAGATGTAAAAGAAAATGCATTCCAATCCAATGTATATCTTGACGGAAGCCTTAAATTCTTAGATGCCATGGAAGATTTAACTATGGAAATATTGTTGGTATAAGGAGGTACGAATAAATGGACGGTAAAAGAGTAATAAACGGAACCCACGGAAGAGTGTGGGTTGATAACGAGCCTTGGCTTGATGTTGAATCTTTTGAAGCGGTAGTAAATGTAGATTACGAAGATGTAAACATGGCCGGAGATCTAGCTACTCACAAGAAACAAGTAGGTTGGAATGGAACAGGAAGCATGACTATTAAAAAAGTTTATTCTAGAATGACCAAGAAGATGGCTGAAGGAGTTAAGAAAGGTCAGATTCCTAGAATGAAAATAGTAGGTAAGCTTGCAGATCCAGATGCTTTTGGCGCAGAGAGGGTAGCTATATACGATGTAACAATGGATTCTTTCACTTTAATGAAGTTTGAACAGAAAACAACAATGTCTGAAGATGTAAGTTTTGCTTACAGTGACTTTGAACCAATAGACTTAATATAGGAGGCATTAAATGAGTAAGAAATTAACGATTGAAGAGCTTATAGCTCAAAAAGAAAAACTACAGAAAAAGAAACAAAACACATTGACACTCGAAATAGATTCACTAGACGGAGAAGTAACAATTAAAGCACCTACAAATGCATTATTGCTCGAAGCGCAGACCATGGGGCAGGATGATGCAACTAAGGCAGATGTGTATTTAGTGTATCAATGCATGGTAGAGCCTAACTTGAAAGATAAAAAGCTTCAGGAGGCTTTTAAATGTGTGGAGCCTATGGATGTGGTAAATGAAATATTTATGCCAGGTGAAATTGCATCTATAGCAGATAAAATAATGGGCTTAGGTGGATTTGGAAACGGTGTTCATCTAAAAAACTAATAAGTAGTGATGATGACTTATATCTTATTCATCACTACGTTCAAAGAGGACACAGCATAAAGGATCTATTAGATTTGAGCCATGCAGAAAAAGTATTTATGTTAGAGAGCATGGTTCTTTTCTATGAAGAAGAAAGTAAGAGGTGGGGTAAAAATGAGTAAAGCAATTGAAAGACGAATGGTTCTAAGAGACCAGGTAACCCCTACAATGAACAAAATAAGTAAAAGCAATATGAAATACAAAAAGGGCTTGAAAACACTAAGGAAAGATGGGAATCGTACTTGGTGGAGCTTGAAGCGAAATATGATGGGTGTAGTATTTGCAGGTATGGCTTTAGTTAAATCTGTTTTAGCAGTTAGAGAAATGGAAGAAGCTTATTCTAACCAGGTTCAAGCAGTTGCTAAATTAGAGGCTGTATTCAATTCAACAGGTAAAGCTACAAAAGCACAGGTAGCATCTTTACAATCTTATGCTAGTGAACTCCAAAAGGTTGGTGTAATAGGAGATGAAGTAACTATATCAGGAATGCAACAACTTGCTACTTTCAACGTTACTTCAGATACAGTTGAAGCCTTATCAAGCGGTATGAATGACTTATTAGCTCAACAAAAAGGTGTTAACGCTACTCAACAAGATGCGGTCAATATTTCCAACATGGTGGGTAAAGCTATGATGGGTCAAGTGGGAGCATTATCCAGGGTAGGAATAACCTTCAGTGAAGCACAGGCGGAGGTCCTTAAATACGGAACAGAATCTGAAAAGGCTGCAGTAATGGCTCAGGTTCTTCAACAAAACGTAGGTGGAGTTAATGCGGCATTAGCTGCGACCGATGTAGGGCAAATTGCACAGGCCAACAATACTATGGGAGACTTAAGAGAAACTATAGGACAGACAGTTGTAAAAATAAAAGGAGCTTTTGCCAAAGCTTTTAACGAAAACCTACCAGCAATAGAAGCTAAGGTTAATTCAGTAGCTGATGCTATTAATAGGTGGGTTGATGAAGGTGGAGTCGATAACTTGATTGAAACATTTGGTATAGTAAAGCAAACACTTCAAGATCTAGCTCCGGTGATTGGATTAGTAGCATATGGAATTGGTGTATACAAGGTACAAGCTATGTATGCAGCTATAGCTCAACAAGGACTTAATGCAGCAATGATGGCAAATCCAATAGGATTTGTAGTAGGTGCTTTAATGGCACTTATAGCGGTTGTAGTTTTAGTTAGAAAACATCAAGACTTACTTAAGCTTAAGTTTATGACAAGCTGGAACTCTATATCCGAATATGCTGAAGGTGGAATAAACCGAATGATAGGCGGCCTTAATACTATGCTTAGTGGTGTAGGTTATTTTAAAGATAGAGTAGTACATTTCTTTAAAAGCATGTGGAATTCAGTTATTAAGTATTCAGAACAAAAGATGCAAGATTGGATAAAACCTATAAATAAAGTTTTAGATTTTCTAGGCAAAGATACTATAAAACTAAATTTTTCAGCAGCACAAGTTGATGCAGTAACACCGACATATTCAAAGAAAAACTATATAAATGACATAGAAGTTAAACAGTTTTCAGATGATAAGATATCTGCAATTAAAGAAGCTAGAAGAAAAAAACAAGAAAAAGAACTAGAAGATAATACTAAAGCGATGGCTGCCTTAAGTGAAACCTTAGAAGGAAACACTGAAGCTGTATCATCAAATACAGAAGCTGTAAAAGCTTCAAGTAAAGATATGACAGGAGAGCAGATAGCTGACAAGCTTCTCCCTAGATTGGAGAGGGTAGTTTATGGTTAAGATATATTTATCAATCAACAATAATGAAGAAGTAATACTACTGCCGGTAACTCCGGAGGAATATGAAATATCAGAGCCTTGGAACAATCAAGAAGTAGAAGGACTCAATCAAGCTATGAATATAATTCAAAACAAAGGACTATCTTCACTATCAATAGAAACCTTTTTCCCTTCAAAAGACTATCCATTTTTGCTTAGTAGGGACATGTGGGGAATGGAATACGTTGAAACTATCAAAAGATGGAGAGAAAGACGAGTACCCTTAAGATTGATAATAACTAATGATGGAGAAACGGAAGTAAATATGGCAGTAACCATAGATGGCTTCACATACTCAAAAGATAAGTCGGGAGACATTAACTATAAATTAGATCTAAAGGAATTTAAGTTTGTGGAGGTGGGCTAATGTTTTCAGTAAAGCTAGTTAAAAACGACGGAAGCAAAGTAATAGGCATTGCACCAATAGTTAATAAGCTAAGCTGGGATAGTGACCTATCTCTCAAATCCGTAATGGAATTTGGTATAAATTGGGGAGATGCAAGGTATCTCCCATATAATCCGGTGGAGCTAGGAGATTTAGCAATACTTTATGCCGGAGATAAAGAAGTCAATAGAGGAATAATAGTAACGGAAAAAAGAAAAGGAAGAGATTCGGTAGCATATACAGCTTATGATTATGCTTGGTATTTAAGCAAATCAAAAAGTGTATATCAATTCAATGGCATAAGTGTAAGTAAAGCCATAAAGAAAATACTTAGCGACTTTGGAATACCAATAGGAAGTATGGCATCAATGCAGGCTATAGTATCAAAAGTTTATATACAAAAATCACCAGCGGAAATAATGACGGACTTGCTGAAGATGCATGAACAACAAACAGGGCAAAGAATGAATACGGAGCTTAGACAAGGTCAGTTATATATTGAAAAAATGGAAGACATGGAATTCATAGGTACTTTTAAATTAGCAAGTAATATAGCTCCTAATAATGTACTAGATAATCCACTGGGAGCAGAAAGAACAAGAACAATAGAAGACATGAGGAATCAAGTAAAAATAATACTAAGTAAAAATGACAATTATGAGACTGTAGCACTAGCTCAAGATGTAAATACAGGGTCAAAATACGGACTTTTAGAAGAAGTTTTCAAGATAGATGAAGAAGACGTGGCAAAAGCTAGGCAAGTGTCTAAAATCTTACTTGAAAGGTTAAATAAAATACATGAGTCAAATAAAATATCTTTAATGGGAGATCCTAAATTTAAAGCAGGCAAAATATTTAATTTGTATGAACCAGTAACTAAAATGCAAGGCAGATATATGATAACTAACTGCTCTCATAATGTTGAAGGAGGATACCACGTTATGGATTTAGTCCTTACATTACCGGAGGATATAGGATGAGTACTAGTACAGAAAAATGAGGAAAATTATTCAAAGAAAGAGAGAAGCCGTACAGAATAAACGCAACTACAGGAAAAGGTATATCAGCATCTCCGCTTAAAATACAGTGGGGGAAAAATATAATAATACAAGAAGAAAATCTTATAGTTGCCAATATATTAAAGACAGGATTTGTGGTTAAATACACAGATACAACTATAGAATCATCAACGGATAGATATTTGACGATAAAAAATCCACTCGAAGTTGGAGATGAAGTTATATTGTTTCCTGATACCGACTTCAAGAAATTCTATGTAATAGATAAGGTGGGATAAGATGTTACCAGATATAGCGAAATTAGAATTTGAAACAGAAGAAATGGTAGAGCAAGAACCAGCAAACAATACCTTTAAATGGAATTTTGAAGCTGGTGATTTTGAAACTATTGATGGAAGATTGATTGCAATAGATAAAATTGACTACATCAAGACTTGGATAGAAAAAGTATTAAGGACTAGAAAAGATTTAGAAATATATACAACATACGGTTCAGAACATCACGACCTAATAGGTACAGTTTACGACAGAGATTTTGTACAGTCGGAAATAACGAGAATGGTTAAAGAAGCACTATTAAAAAATGAAGCAATAAAAGAGATAGGAAAAGTAACAGTTCAATTTGATGGTTCAGAGCTTACTATTGATTTCGGTGTTAACACTTTATACGGAAGTGCGGAGGTGAGTGTATGAAAACATTCAGCGAATTAATATCATCATTACTAAATTATATATCTAATAGCTATGATAAAACAGAAGGAAGCTTCATATATGATTCAGTAGCTCCGGTAGCAAAGGAGCTTGAAAACTCCTACTTAGAATTAGAAAAAGTATCCGACAAGCTAGATATAGAAAATCTTGAAGGTGATGAACTTGAAACCTTCGTATATCAAAGAACAGGTATAAGAAGATTATCAGCAACTTATGCAACAGGCGAACTTACAGTATCGGGAAATGGAACTGTATCTGAAGGAGACCTATTTG